TCGTTTGCTGCTATGGAAGGTGGTATAGGTTTATTAAAAGGTTTATTTGAAAAAAACAAAGCAATTCAAAAAGGTTTATTGTTGGTAGAAAGTGCTGTTGGTATTGCTAAAATTGTAACTAATACTGCTGCTGCTGATGCAGCTGATGGTCTTGTCGCTGCTACAATGGGTCCGGCTGGAATTGCGTATAAAGCATCTAAATTTACTTTAAATAGAATTAATGCTGGTATTGGTATTGCAGCAAATATAGCAGCTACTGCAAAAGCATTAAGTGCATTAGGTGGTGGTGGAGGTGCAAGTAAACCAGATATGGGTGGTGCTGGAGGTGGTGGTGGTGCTGCTCCACAATTTAATGTAGTTGGTCAAGGTGGTGCAAATCAAATAGCACAAGGTATGGCTAATAGAGAAACACAACCAGTTAGAGCATTCGTTGTTGGTGGTGATGTAACTACACAACAAAGTTTAAATAGAGGTATAGTTCAAAATGCTACTTTAGGATAATGTTAGTTAAAAGTATCATTAACTATGTTTTTTTGACTTAATGATACTTATTTAAAACAAAATATAAATAATTTAATTTTTAAAAAAAAGTAATAATAGATATAATGAAAAAGTTAGAAACTATTTATTTAGATATAGACGAAGATAATATTCAAGATGGAATTGATGCTATTAGTTTAGTTAAATTTCCAGCTATTGAAGAAAATTGGGTTGCATTAAATGAACACAAAGTAGAATTAAAAACTATTGATGAAGATAAAAGAATAGTTATTGGTTTAGCTTTAATACCTGAAAAGGATATTTATAGAAGAAATGGTGATTATGAATATAACATTCGTTTCTCAAAAGATACAGTTAGAAAAGCATCAGAACTTTATTTAAAGAAACTTAAAATTCATAATTCAACATTAGAACACGAAAAGAAAACAGAAGGTGTTTATACAATAGAAAGTTGGATTGTTGAAGATGTTAAAAAAGATAAATCAGCAATATATAATTTAAATGCTGTTGAAGGTGCTTGGGTAGTAGTTCAAAGAATAGACAATGATGAAGTTTGGAATGATGTTAAAAATGGTTTATATCAAGGTTATAGCATAGAAGGATATTTCAGCGAAAAAGCAGAATTAAATTTACAAGAAAGTAAAGAACAAGAATTGATTGAAAAAATAAAACAAATACTAATTAATGTTTAACATATTTAAAATGGGAAAAAACAAGTACACAAGTCCAAAAGATGGAAAAAGAGGTTGTTTATGTGATGATAGCACATATTCAGCAGAATGTTGCAAAGGTGAATTAATCAATCAAGGTATTGGTTCAACAGTTTCACAATCTAATTGCGTAGTTAAAGATGAAAATGGTAATATAATTTCATCAAGAAACAATTAATTTATAACAAATATAAATAGTATTAATTTTTAAATAAAAAATAGATGACACCAGAAGTAAAAAAGATTGGAAATAAACTATTTGACAAAGTAGAATTGTCAAGTGTAAAAATTGATTTAGCTGATTTAGCTTCATTTCAAAAAGCAGTAGCAAACGCAGAAACAGCTTTAGATAAAGTTGCACCTTCAAAACAAAAGGCTAAAGATGCTTTAACAAGTTATAAAGTAGATGCTTTATCTTCATTAAATGGATATAATAATGTTTTGGAACAATATGCTGAACTACAAAAATTAGCAAAGCAAATTGGTCTTGAATTACCAGCAAATGCAAAAGCTGATTTTGATAGAGCAAAGTTTCAAGCTGATGTTGCAAAAAAAAGATATAATTCCGTAGATAAATTAATTGCTGGATTAGCAGACTAATAAAAAAGTAAATATGAACGTAGTAAATCAAATCAAAGAACTTTTGGGTATGGATGTAAAACTTGCTCAAATGAAACTAATGGATGGTGTTACTGTTATTGAAGCAGAAACATTTGAACCAGAAATGGCAGTCTTTATTGTTAATGAAGATGAAAGAGTACCAATGCCAGTTGGTGAGTATATGTTAGAAGATGGTAACGTATTAAAAGTAGAAACTGAAGGTGTTATTACATCTATTGAAATGCCAGAAGAAGAAGCACCTGAAGTTGAAGAAAAAGTAGAAACTACTAAAAAAGAAGAAGAAATGGCAACAGAAGTAGCTACACCAAAAAGAGTAGTTGAAAGTGTTACTAAAGAAATGTTCTTTTCTGAAATTGAAAAATTAAGAGCAGAAATTGCTGAATTGAAAAGTGTAAAAACAGAAACAGTAGAATTATCAAATGATAATATTGAAGTTTTATCACACAATCCAGAAGCAAAAAGTGAAGTTAAAATGAATTTATATTCTAAAAAAAGACAAGCTACAACATTTGATGTAGTATTGAGTAAATTAAACAACAAATAATAAAAATAAAAATTAAATAAAAAATGGCTACAACAACAACTTTTACATCTCCTACTTATGCTGGAGAATTCTCGGCAAAGTATATCTCCGCAGCTTTATTGAGTGCGTCCACTATTGAAAATGGTGGTATTGAGGTAATGCCAAACGTTAAATACAAATCAGTAATTCAAAAAATTGCTACTGATGGTATTGTTAAAGATGCAACTTGTGATTTTGATGCAACTTCAACTGTAACACTTTCTGAAAGAATAATTCAACCAGAAGAATTCCAAGTAAATTTGCAATTATGCAAGAAAGATTTTCATCAATCTTGGATGGCTATTCAACAAGGGTACTCGGCATTTGACACCCTTCCACCTTCTTTTGCTGATTTCTTAATTGCTCACGTAGCTGCTAAAGTTGCTGAAAAAACAGAACAAAATATTTGGGCTGGTGTTACTGCTAATGCTGGAGAATTTAACGGATTTACAAGATTACTTACTTTGGATGCTAATTTACCAGCTGCACAAGAAGTTGCTGCTACTTCAACTAACATCACTGCTGCTGCAACAGTTGTAGCTGAATTAGGAAAATTAGTTGATGCTATTCCAAGTAGACTTTATGGAAAAGAAGACTTGTATTTATACATTAGTCAGGCAACAGCACGTGCATACGTAAGGGCTTTGGGTGGTTTTGGAGCTTCAGGTTTAGGTGCTAATGGTACTAATGCAATGGGAACACAATGGTATAATAATGGTTCACTTTCTTTTGATGGAATTCCAATATTTGTTGCAAATGGTTTAGCTCCAACAGTTGCTATTGCTGCTCAAAAATCTAACTTATATTTCGGAACTGGTTTATTGAATGATAGTAATGAAGTGAAAGTTATTGATACTTCAGAAACTTTAGGAGACCAAAATGTTAGAGTAGTTATGAGATTTACTGCTGCTGTACAATATGGTAATGTAGAAGATATTACTACATACGGTATTACTAACGCTGCTAACTAATAATTAATTAATAATCAAATTAAGGGTGGTGCAAAAACACCACCTTTTTTTTAACTTTAAAAATATATAAATATGGCTTGTGATATTAGTTTAGGTAGATTAGAACCTTGCAAAGATAGCAATGGTGGATTAAAAGCAGTTTATTTTGTAAATTGGGGAGATGTAACAAGTATTGCTTACGGTTCAGGAGACCAAAATGATGCTATTGATACAGTAAATGGAACACCAACTGCTTACAGATATGAGTTAAAAGGTAATTCATCTTTTACACAAACAATTACATCTTCAAGAGAAAATGGTACTACATTCTTCCAACAAGAATTAGCATTAACTTTGAAAAAATTATCTATTGTAGACCACAAACAAATTAAATTACTTTCTTATGGTAGACCACAAGTAATTGTTGAAGATAACAATAATAATTTCTTCTTTTGTGGTTTAAAACACGGAATGGATGTAACAGGTGGAACTATTGTAACTGGAGCTGCGATGGGAGATTTGAGTGGATATACATTAACACTTACAGGAATGGAGCCAGTACCAGCTAATTTCTTGTTAAATGGTATAGATGATTTTACTGTTATACTTACAGATTAATAATTGTTTTTTTGTTTTTTAATTAAGGGATACTTTAAGTGTCCCTTTTTTATTTTAAAGCTATATTAAAACAATTTCAATACACTTTTATTTTTAAATAAAAAGATAATGATAATTTTAAGAGAACAAGAAGAAGAACAATCATTAAAATTCATTCCAAGAACTTATAGTGCAACTGCAATAGTTTTAGTAAATGAAATGACAAATGAAAGTACTACTATAACATCTGATTTTTATATAGATGGTTATTATCTATACACAACAGCTACATTTGATTTAAAAGAAGGTAATTTTTATACGTTATCTATTCTTAATAATACTGATGTAGTTTATAAAGACAAAATATTTTGCACAAATCAAGTTATTGCTGATTATACAATTAACAAAGACGAATATGTAGCAAATCAAACAACTAATGATTTTATAGTTTATGAATAATTCAAATATTTCTATTGTAAATTTAAGTGCTTATACATCGCCTAAAATACAAGAAAATAAAAAACAAGGTTATATAGAATATGGTGATGATAATAACTACTTTCAATTTCTAATTGATAGGTTTTTATATTCAACTACAAATGGTGCTATTATTACAGGTATATCTAATATGATATATGGTAAAGGTTTAGATGCTTTAGATGCATCAAGAAAGCCAAATGAGTATGCACAAATGAAAACTTTATTTAAACCAGATATGTTGCGTAAAGTATGTTTAGAACGCAAACTAATGGGAATGGCTTCTATGCAAATAGTAAAGCAAAAGAATAGAATAGTTAAAGTTGAACATTTTCCTATTCATACATTAAGAGCAGAAAAGTGTAATGATAAAGGAGAAATAGAAGCATATTTTTATTGTGCAGATTGGAGTAAAGTTAAACCTTCTGAAGTATTAAAAAGAATACCAGCTTTTGGTTTTGGTAATGGTAATGAAATAGAAATAATGGTTATTAAACCTTATTTACCAATATTTCATTATTATACACCAGTTGATTATAATGGTGCTTTAGATTACGCAATGCTTGAAGAAGAAATATCTGTTTATCAAATAAACGATGTAAAAAATGGCTTCAGCGGAACCAAAGTTATCAATTTCAATAATGGAATACCGACAGAGGAAATGCGTGACCAAATTAAAGCTGATGTTAAAAACAAATTAACTGGTTCACGTGGAGACAAAGTAATTGTAGCTTTTAATGCAAATGCAGAAAGCAAAACAACAGTTGAAGATATACCATTAACAGATGCACCAGCACATTATGAATATTTAAGTAATGAATGCTTTAATAAATTAATTGTTGGGCATAGAGTTACTTCGCCAATGTTATTAGGAATTAGAAATGGCGATGGTGGTTTAGGCAACAATGCAGATGAAATTAAGACTGCTACTTTATTATTTGATAATATAGTTATTAAACCATATCAATATGAAATTATTGAAGCATTAAATGAAATATTATATTACAATGATATTAGTTTAAAATTATACTTTAAAACTATACAACCATTAGAATTTACTGAATTAGATAATACACAAACAGATGAACAAGTAAAAGAAGAAACTGGTTTAAGTTCACACACTTGTTTAAGTTCAAATATTGCTGATGCTTTAATTGCTAAAGGTGAAACTTTAAGTGATGAATGGACTTTAGTTGATGAGTTTGAAGTTGATTATGATTTAGAAGATGAATATGATGCTGAAATTAACTTTATAAACGAAAAGAATAAAAAAAGCAAAAGTGCATTATCTAAAATGTGGCAATTTGTTTCAACAGGAATAGCAAGACCAAATGCTAAAAGTACGGAAACAGATGCTAATGGTGAAAAACAAGACCAAACTATTGATGGTGTACAATTCATAACAAGATATGTTTATAGTGGTAATGCTACTGGTCAACGTGAATTTTGCAATAAAATGATTAATGCTGATAAGGTTTATAGAAAAGAAGATATTATTGCTATGGAAAGTCAAGCAGTAAACGCTGGTTTTGGTGTTAGTGGTGCTGATAATTACTCAATTTGGTTATACAAAGGTGGTGCAAGATGCCAACATAAATGGTTACGTAGAACTTATGCAAACTTTGAAGGTGTTAAAATAGACCCTACAAATCCAAATGCAAAAGCTATTAGTTCTGCTACTGCTGAAAAGTATGGTTATAGAATTAGAAATGAAAAAGAAGTTGCTATGAAACCAGCAGATATGCCAACAAAAGGTTACACACAAGAATATTGGGATAAAATGGGATTTACAAATTAAGATATGGCACAGGCACTTTTTATAACGAGAGATGATATTGTAAAGTTTACTGCATTAAATGGAAACATAGATACAGATAAATTTATTCAATTTGTTAAGATAGCACAAGACACACATATACAAACATATTTAGGCACAAGACTATTTAATAGACTTAATGATGATATTGTAAATGATGATTTAACAGAACCATATACAACGCTTTTAACAAAGTATATTAAACCTATGGTAATACATTGGAGTATGGTTGAAGCATTACCATTTTTAGCCATTACAATTGCTGGAAAAGGTATTTACAAACATACATCAGAAAACGCTACAAATGTTGAAAAGAATGAAATTGATTTCTTAATAGAAAAAGAACGTGATATTGCACAACATTATACAAATAGATTTATAGATTATATGTGTTTTAATCAAGTAGACTTTCCTGAATATAATGCTAATTCAAATGGTGATATGTATCCAGATAAAGATGCTTATTTTACTGGATGGGTACTATGATAAACAAATATAAACCAAAACAAGCTAACATTAAGAAGTTAGAAATATTTTTAAAAAAAATAGAAAATAAAACTAAAGATGGGATTAAATTTTCAAAGCATTAAAGGAGATACATTTGAAGAAGTAACTTTTGAATTACTATTAAACGATGAACCATATAGTTTAGAAGATGCTATTATTAGAATGCAGTTACGTAAAGAATATGGTGGTATTCCATTTTTATCTTTAACTTCAGTTGCAAATGCTGGTATAACAATAACTGATGATGTAAATGGTTTATTTAAGATTAATGAGCAAATAATAAATATTTGTGCATATAACTATTTATATGATATAGAAATTGAGTTTGGTGATGGTACTGTTAAGACTTACATAAGTGGTAATTTTGTAATTAAAAATGATGTAACAAGATAATGAGTGATATTATAGATATAAACGTAGGTCAAACTATTGAAGAAGTTACTATTAATGTAGTTGATAATCTTATTACAGTTAATATAAATAAAGTAACTGGTGGAAGTGGTGCTGTTAGTTCTGTAAATGGGGAAACTGGAGTTGTTGTTTTAAACCAAGATGATATTTCAGATGGAACTACTTACAAGCAATATTCATTAACAGAAAAAAATAAACTTGCTGGAATAGCTTCTGGTGCAGAAGTTAATGTAAATGCAGATTGGAACGCAGTTAGTGGAGATGCTCAAATACTAAATAAACCTACTATCCCAGATGTATCAACTTTAGTACCTTACACCGGTGCTACAACAAATGTAAATTTAGGAGAATTTGAATTAAAAGCCGGTCAAGTAACATTAGATACTACACCAACTGGAACGGCAGCAGTAGCAACAACTCGCTGGAATGATACTTTAGGTAGTTCAGAAACTACTTTAAAAGGTGGCTCTGTTATTTTAAAAAATGGAGTTGATTTAGTAGCTCGAATAGTCAACAAAGTAACTCCGAATACTACACTTACAAAAGCAGCGTATCAAGTCGTTAAAGTTACTGGAGCGCAAGGTCAAAGATTAGCAGTAAATTTAGCACAAGCAAATAATGATTTAAATAGTGCTGATACTTTAGGAGTTGTTACAGAAACTATTGCTGCAAATCAAGAAGGATTTATTATTACAGTAGGACAATTAGAAGGAGTTAATACAACGGGAAGTTTACAAGGTGAAACTTGGGCAGATGGTGATGTTCTTTATTTAAGTCCAACTACTGCTGGTAGAATGACAAATATTAAACCTAACGGCTCAACCGGTCACATTGTTGTTTTGGGATATGTAGAATATGCTCACGCAAACAATGGTAAGATTTATGTAAAAATAATGAACGGGTGGGAGTTAGATGAACTTCATAATGTTTTTATAGATACACCAACAAACAATCAAGGTTTAATTTACGAAACTTCAACAAGTCTTTGGAAGAATAAAACTATTGATAAAACATTAGTTGGTTTAGGTAACGTAGATAACACAAGCGATGCAAACAAACCAGTTTCAACTGCTCAATTAACTGCTATAAATGCAAAGGTAGCTGATAGTATTACAGATGGAGTAACAACTATTGCACCAAGTCAAAACGCTGTGTTTGATGCATTGGCTTTAAAACAAGCTATTTTAGCATACACTCCTTACAGAAATATTCAAACTTCACAAACTGCTATTACTGGAACAACTTCTGAAACTATTGCATTTACTGCGACAATTCCAGCTAATTCTTTTAATAGTAGTGATATTATTAAAGTTTTATATGGTGCAAATAAAACAACTGCTACAAGTACTTATACTTTACGTTTAAGAATTAACACAACAAACACTATTGTTGGTGCAACAACTATTGCAATTTATAATGGAACTGCAACAGCACAAATGAATATATTGACACGTAGTTTTAATTTAAATGGTGGAAATTTATATGGGTTATCAGGTAGTAGTTCATCACTTACAGACATAATTGCATCAGGTACTGGTTTAGTTTCAAATACTTTAAATCCAGCTAATATATTTTACATATTTGCAACAGTTCAATTAGCAAGTTCTTCAGATAGTATTATAGGAAATATGTTATCAATATCAAATTAATTTATGAAAACAATAATAGAAATAACAACAAATCAAGTTGTTGGAGTTACATTAAATAATGAATGTTTAGAAACAGAAACTTTAATAGATGAACTTTTACAAGTTGAAATGGTTAAACCTTATTTTAACTTTGATACAAGAACATTTTATGATGGTGCTACACCACAAGAAATTTATCAAGCATTTAAAGATAAAACACCAGCAGAAGTACAACTTTGGAGAATTAGAACTATTTTAAAGTTAATGAATTTAGAAACTACAATAGAGAGTGCTTTAAATGAATTAGAAGAACCAAATAAAACTGCTGCTAAAAATGTATGGAATTATGGTACAACAGTAGAAAGAAATAGTCAAACTGTTTTATTTATTCAGTCAGTTACACAAATGACAGATGAGCAAGTAGATGAAATATTCCAACAAGCAGAAGCAATAGTGATATGATTTGGTTATTAGAAAATTGGGTTACAATAGTTAGTACAATATCAATTCCAATAGCTTGGATATTTGGTGGCAAACAAGCTAAAAATGCAGAAATAAAAAATAGTAATGGTGACTTTTTAAGTAAAGTTCAAAACATTTATGATGCTTTAGTTGAAGATTTAAAAAATGATAGAGATGAATTAAGAGCTTGTAATGTTGAACAAAGTAAAGATATTTCAGATTTAAGAAATGATGTTAGAAACTTACAAAAGCAGTTTAATGATTTGTATTTAGCTTATGCAAAAGAAGTAGAAGCATCAAAGTATTGGAAGGATAAATTTGATGATTTAGAAGAAAAATATTTGCAATTAGAAAAAGACCACGAAGCATTGAAAAAGCAATTTGAAATTTATAAAAAAAGTAACAAATGATTTTAGATAATAAAGGTTATTTATTTATAACTAAACACGAAGGATTAAGTTTAAAACCATATTTGTGTCCAGCTAAAATACCAACTATTGGTTATGGAAATACATACTATTCAGATGGTAAAAAAGTAACTTTATTGGATAAAGAAATTACTAAACAACAAGCGTTTGATATGTTTAAAGAAATAGCTAATAGATTTGGTAAAAGAGTAAATGCATTAGTAACAACTGAATTAACACAAAACCAATTTAATGCTTTAGTTTCATTTGCTTACAATGTTGGAACTGGTAATTTTCATTTAAGTACTTTATTAAAAAAAGTAAATAAAAATCCAAATGACTTAACGATAAAAGCTGAATTTTTAAAATGGAATAAAGCTGGTGGTAAAGTTATTAATGGTTTAACAAATAGAAGAAATGAAGAAGCTGATTTATATTTTAGTTAGTTTATTATTTATATCTTGTGGATCAAGAAAAGTAAATAAAACAACAGTAGAAGAAAAGAAAGATAGTGTTTCAGTTGTTGATATAAAAACAGAAATAAAAACAAATGAAAATACTGAAATAAACAACAATTCTAAAATAGATAAAACAGAAGATGAAATTATAATTGAACCAATAGACAACACAAAAGAAATAGTTGTAAATGGTAAAACTTATAAAAACGTTAAAATAAGACACAAAAAAACAAAAGACAATAGTTTACATATAAATCAAAAGAAAGTGTCTAAAAACGCTTTAAAACAACAAATAAAGCATAGTAAGCAAGTTGTTTCTACTTCAAAAGTATTTGTAGAAAAGAAAATAGAAAAAAAAGAAAGTTTAGTTAAATATTTTTATTTATTATTATTAATTTTATTATTTTATATTATTTATAAATATAGATTTAAAATTATTAATTATATTATTAAATTATATATTTAAATATTCTTGAATTAAATAAGTATATATTATATTATATATATTATCTTTGAATTAAATAAATTATATATTATATTATATATATATTATAAGAAATTAAAAATAAAGAAAATAAACGTTTTTAAGACACGATTTTTAGTCAGGGTATATAAGTATACTTAAAATCAATTATCTTTGTTTAAATCATATTTAAAATACGTTATATGGCAAAAGTAGCAAAGAAACCACTTCGTAAAAATCTAATAAAAGAATTAGATACAGTTTTTAGCCAGTATATTCGTTTAAGATATGCTAAAAAAGAAATAGCTGAATGTGTTACTTGTGGTAAAAAGCAACATTGGAAAAAACAACAAGCTGGTCACTTTATGAGCAGAACACATTATTCAACAAGATGGAATGAAGATAATGTACAAGTTCAATGTGTAGGATGCAACGTTTATCATTCAGGTGAACAATATAAATATAGTTTATATCTTGG